ACCAGACGCATCTCCTGCACCGGCTACTGTATAATGTGTTGATAATGTTTTAGTTGTTTCAGCTCCTGTGGAGTTTGTACGGATAATAACTAAAAGATCGGTGTCTTGTAATATTCTAAATTGATAAGCAAAATTAGTTGCACTTCCATTACCATTGTGAAAATTCTTAATAATTGTAGTTGATACTGTCATGTCTTAAAAACCTTTATTACTCTTTGATGGTTTTGTAAATAAATATTCTTGTTTATATTCTTTTTTCATTGTTTTTCCTAGCATTTATTAATTAATATCCGGTATAAGAGAACCGGGTTTTAAATAGTAACTTTGACCTCTTTTCTCTTCATGTTTTTGTTTCATTCTTTCAAAATATCCGGGATCAAGCATTTCTTTAACTTGATAACCAATTAAGTAATCATAAGCAGCTTTAGTGTAATATAGGTTTAAAAATGGTGTATGACCTTCAACTAATTCAAAAAATTTTTTACCTGCTTTTTTAGGCTCGTTCATTGTTGATACCATGTCAAGTAATTTTTTTAAATCAGAAGCAGTTGGTCCAAGTGCTGTTTCAAATATACCATTACCATATTCATTTTGTATTTCGCTTATTAAAAAATCACCATAAATACCTGCTCCGCCACCTTGTGCAAATGCTTGTAATATAGTATTTTTATTTTTAGGGTCTCTTGGTGATCTTCCACGAAGCATATCTTTTGTAGACATTGCTAAATAACCAAAGAAAGTACCTAATAATAAAATAGTTGATAAACCCCCAAGTTTTGCAAGACTACTTTCATTTGGTCCATAAGAATATAATTCTCTACCAATAATTTTTTTCCACATACTAATAGGAAAACTTTTAAACTGCATTATAAATCTTATAGTTTCTCCCATTGGAGTTCCTTTTTCTAAACCTTGATTTGTTATAGCTCTAACTGCAGCATCTGGTTCTGGTGAACCATGTTTACCTTGATCTGATAAAACATTTTTCCATGTTAATTGTAAATCTGCTTTAAAATTTCTAATTTCTCTTTCACTTAATTTTCTACCAACATATTTAATAATAGAATTATTAGATATGTCATCTATACTTTCTGCTGTTAAATATCTTTTATTATCAACAGCTAAAGTTTTTATAGAACGCAACATATTCCATTTACCCTTCATCTATTCCATACAATGTTAAAAAATTTTGTTCTCTTATACTTAAATCAGATAATTTTGTATCAGCCAACATTCCATAATGTCTTGATAAACCAAGTGCCATTGAACTTTTTAAACTTGCAACCCAACCATTCATACCATTAAATTTAAAAAATGTATTTTGTAGTCTACCCATTCTTCCCCAAGTATCATCAGCTGCACCATAAATATTTCCTCTAAAAGCTGTAGCAGCAACTGAGTTGCTAGTAATTTGTAAAACTTCCATTGCAGCTGTATCATTTGCTCTAAACAATCCAGACATAGCTTCAAATAAACCAGTTAATAATCCTCTTCCTTGAAAACTTGTAGTACCCATATATTGAGCTAAATCACCAAATGATGATATACTAGCTGATCCTAATCTAGCCATGTTACCAGTTGATCTTACAACCATACCTGCTCTTGCTAAAAGATCATTGGCAATACCATTAATACTTCCATCTAATTCAGCAAATTGATTTTTAAAAGTTTTAAAATTTAATTGTGAAACCATTTTAGGGTCTGATTCTTTATATTTTTTTTTTAATAAAGATAAAACTTTATCTAAAGTATTTCTAGGATTTGTTCCTAGTTCTTGCATTAAAGCAATGTTTCTTGAACTTGTAGCTAATACAGAAAATATACTTTCTTTTAAAGAAGGTTCTCCAAATTTTATATTATATTCTTGTCTAGCTTGTACATTTTTAAAATGTAAAACTCTTGCTGCATTTAAACGATTAGTTACATTTTTTGTTCCATAAACACTATCTGCACCACTATATTTTGTGTGGTCTCCAGACATTAAACTGTTAAAAATACTATCTAAAATTTCATCAATTTTTTTAGGATCATTTACATTTCTAAAAGTTCTTTTTAAATCTAATCTACTTTTAATATATTCTCTCCAAGCATATCTATTGTCTGCAATTAGTCTTGACCCTATATCTGCTCTTCCCATTTTTTGTGTATCGTGAGACATTTTTGTAATCCAATCATCTAACTCTCCTATGTTAGCTCCTAAATCATTTAATCTTAATCTTAAATCAGCTTGAAATTCTTTTAATACTTTAGCAAGATTTTTTGCATCTTTTATACCTGTAGGTATACCAAGCATTTCATTCATAATCTCTATATCCATTTTACCATCAGTAAAATCTTTAAAAGCATTATCACTTATATTATTAATGTTTCTAATAAGTTTAGTAATTAAAACATCTTCTAATGCTTCTTGTTTTCCACCAATAGAATCTCTAGTAATTTTAGAAAATTTTTGCATACCTACCAATATTGCTTCTACAGCTTCTATAGGATTTATTCTTCCTTCAGATAAATCTACAGCATCAATTACTTTTTGATAAGTATCTAATGCTTTCATATTGCTTTCAACTAAATTTCTTTTTTTAACAATTTGGTCGTATTCAAGTTTATCAGCAATTTCTTCTGCTAATATTTTGTCTGTTTTTGATTCTAAATCTTGAAATTTGTTTTCTTCAATTTTTATTTTAGCTTCATCTAAAATTTGATTTATTTGTTCGTCTGGCAAAAGATCACCAGTTAATCTTTTAACTTCTTTAAAACATTTATTAATTGTTTTTATAGTAACCATTAAGAGTTCCTTTTAGTACAATTAGTTCCAGCTTCAATACCTTGTCTAATTGTTTTTTTGTTTTTTATAGATTTATCTATTTTTTCAATTTCAGTTTTATCTGCTATAAATTCTTNACCTAAATTTTCATCTTTAACATCTAATTGTTTTTGTTGTTGTGTATTTCTTAAACTCATATTTTCTNCTTCATTAGCTANTTCTGAAGTAGTTTTTTCTATTTTTATTTCTTCTTGTTCTGTTAATGTTTTTTTGTTATTTGCATTAACACCAGTTTGGTCTTGCAGTTTAGCATCATCATTTGCTTGTCTTTTAGCTTCAAACAAATCTCTTTCTGTTTTTTGTAAGTTTCTTATATTTTGTAAATATATTTTTGCTGATTTTCTATCACCATTTTCTAAAGAGTTTTTATATAAACTTTTAAATTCTTTAATTTGATCATCTAGTTTATTTAACTGATCATCACCTGCTCTAGTTTTTTCAACAATAACATTTCCAGTATCTACTTTTTCTCCTTTTAAAACTCTACCTACAGAATGTTTTAATAATGCTTGTTGATTGTCTGGTGAAATTGCTGCTAGTCTTTGATAAATATTTGGCTTACCTCTTTGTTCTGCAAGAAAGTCTCCTATTCTACCAAAACCAACATGAGCAGCAGAACCTATAAAACCACCTACAGCTATGTTTGTAAAAGAATCATATATATCATAATCTGCCTGTTCTGATTTAGCTACACCATAAACAAGTGGTTCAACAGCTGCGTTACCAACTAAACCTTCTACAAAACCTTTTTTCATTCTAGCTATATTTTTACCAGAACGAGCAACCATATTTGCAAATCTTACTTGACCAACAACAGGTACAAAAGATGCTCCAATATTTATGGGGTCTACAAAACCTGTAGCAAGAGATTCTAAAAAGAAAAAACTTTTAGCTAATTTACCATCTGGTCCTCTTGCAATTATATTTGATCTTTCTAGTTCTAATTTTTTTCTTTCAACTAAATAATTAACTACACCTTCTCTAGTATCTTCTTTAAATGTTAATCCTAAACTTCCATATTCTTTGTTTAAATCATCCCTATTCAAATAAGTATTACTTGATTGATATGCTTGTGTTTGATCTACTGCTCTAAATACAGAAGATGTAGGATTGTAATTCCAAGCATTATAAAATGTAGCACCAGCAGCATCCCAAAAACCTGTTCTAGTATTATCATATAAAGAACCTATCTCTTGTTTTGATGGTTCAAATGTACCTAGTCCAGTATTAATCATATTATTGTCTGTTTAAAACTATACCTAAAGCTATTGTTGCAGCTAAATTACTATTATCTAATAATAGTTTTTGCATTTTTGAATTACTTAAACTTGATAAATATTTTAATACTGTTGTATTAGATTTACCTTTTATAATACTTGCAAATTGTTTTTCAAAATCTTTTCCAAATATAGGATTATTTGATGCTGCGTTTTGTTCTAAAGTATCTAATGCTGATGCCGCTTCTACTTGCCAATACGATCTTGCTGGTCCACCTTTGTATTGAATTTTTGTACTATATTGTGATTCTATTTGTCCAATATCAGAAAGTAATTTAGTTAATGTTTCTTTATTCATTCCATTTTGACCATTAAATATATTAGTTGCTACATCAATAGAAGATTTTGCTTCTTTAGGAACATTGTAATCACCATCATTTAATCTTTTAGTTGCTTTTTCTTTTTGATTTTCAATTTCTTTTGGTGTCATTTTTACACTTTTACCATCAACAATTTTAGTTTCTGTTTTGTAAAATTTATTCCACATATTTATAGAATTATTTATTGG